GTGAAGCGTGAGTGGTGGCAGGAGTGGCCGAGAGAAAGCCCTCCTCAGTGCGACTTCATCCTACAAAGCTGGGATACGGCCTTCGAGAAGACGCAACGCGCCGACTATTCGGCGTGCACTACATGGGGGGTGTTTTACCATCCGGATGACGCAGGGATCGAGCAGGCCAATATTATCCTCCTGAATGCGTTCCGTGACCGCATGGAGTTCCCAGAACTGAAGCGGGTGGCTGTCGAGGAGTATCAAGACTGGGAGCCGGACAGCGTCATCATCGAGAAAAAGGCATCAGGTGCACCTCTTATATATGAGATGCGTGCAATGGGCATACCGGTGCAGGAGTTCACGCCCACGCGTGGGAATGACAAGATCAGCCGTCTGAACGCCGTCGCTGACATATTTGCCTCTGGTCGGGTATGGGCACCAGCTACCCGCTGGGCGGAAGAAGTGATCGACGAGGTGGCTGAGTTTCCTGCAGGTACCCATGACGACTATGTGGATACTGTATCAATGGCAATGCACAGGTTTAGACGCGGGGGCTATGTGACTACTACGCTAGACGAACCAGACGAAATCCAGTATTTCCGGTCGAACCGCAATAGAGGGTATTACTGATGGCAATCGACAAGGCTCTGAACCCGGCTCCGATGGGCCTCCCCATGAACGCTATGCTTGACCAAGAGCCTGCGCTTGAGATTGAGATCGAGGACCCGGAGAGTGTCACTATTGGCGCAGGGGATATGGAGGTCGTCCTCGAACCCGGTGATGACGACGAGGAAGGCGAGTTCAACGAGAACTTGGCCGACATCCTAGACGAGGGCCAGCTTGCAGAGCTTGCCGGTGATCTCATCGGTGAGTTTGAGGAAGACATCTCCAGTCGCAAGGACTGGATGCAGACCTACGTGGACGGGCTTGAGCTACTGGGTATGAAGGTCGACGACCGGACGGAGCCATGGCCCGGGGCATGCGGCGTATACCACCCGCTGATGAGCGAAGCGCTGGTCAAGTTCCAAGCCGAGACCATGATGGAGACGTTCCCGGCACAAGGTCCGGTTCGGACCCAGTTGATCGGCAAAGAGACCCCTGAGAAGCGTGATGCAGCGCAGCGCGTGCAGGAGGATATGAATTACCAGTTGACCGATGTGATGCAGGAATATCGGCCTGAGCATGAGCGGATGCTGTGGGGGTTGGGCCTCTCAGGTAATGCGTTCAAGAAGGTCTATTATGACCCGTCACTCGGTCGTCAGACGTCGATGTACGTGCCTGCTGAGGACGTTGTGGTGCCTTATGGTGCCTCTAACCTTGAGACCAGCCCGCGCGTCACGCACGTCATGCGTAAGACGCCAAACGAGGTCCGGAAGCTACAAGCAGCGGGGTTCTACCGTGATATCGAACTTGATGATCCAGTCGATACCCTCGACGAAGTCGAGAAGGCAATTGCCGAGAGGATGGGCTTTAGGGCGTCGACCGACGAGCGCTACAAGCTGCTCGAAATGCAGGTCGAGCTTGTGCTCGATGACGACAAATTCCGTGACGATGAGGACGAAGGAATAGCCCTCCCCTACATCGTGACCATAGAGAAGTCGACGATGACGATCCTGTCTGTCCGTCGCAACTGGGACCCGGATGAGAAACTCAAAGCCAAGCGCCAGCATTTCGTACATTACCCGTATATTCCGGGTTTTGGGTTCTACGCTTTTGGTCTCATTCACCTTATTGGTGCTTTTGCTAAGTCTGGTACCAGCCTTATTCGTCAGCTTGTCGATGCTGGCACTCTGTCTAATCTACCCGGCGGTTTCAAAACTAAGGGGCTGAGGGTCAAGGGTGATGACACGCCCATTGCCCCTGCCGAGTGGCGAGACGTCGATGTGGCGTCAGGCACGATGCGCGACAACATCATGCCGCTGCCGTATAAAGAGCCTAGCCAAGTACTCTATAGCCTTCTGGGTACCATCGTAGAGGAAGGCCGTCGCTTCGCCGGGGCTGCTGATCTCCAGATCAGCGACATGTCCGCCAACGCGCCAGTCGGAACCACACTGGCAATCCTAGAGCGCACGCTCAAGACGATGTCGGCTGTGCAGGCACGCGTGCACTACGCGATGAAGCAGGAGTTCCGGCTCCTGAAGGGCATTATCCGCGACTATACGCCTGAGGAGTATAGCTACGAGCCTGAAGAAGGGTCACGTAGAGCTAAGAAATCCGACTATGACATGGTCGAGGTTATCCCTGTATCGGACCCCAACGCCGCCACAATGGCGCAGAAAATCGTCCAATATCAGGCTGTTATCCAGTTGGCGCAGGGTGCGCCGCAGATTTATGACCTACCTTACCTCCATCGCCAGATGCTGGAGGTGCTGGGAATTAAGAATGCCGAGAAGCTCGTGCCGCTCAAAGACGGTGACGACATGAAGCCGCGTGATCCCATCTCCGAGAATATGGACGTCATCAACGGCAAGCCGGTCAAGGCGTTTATCTACCAAGACCATGAGGCTCATATCATGGTCCATATGAACGCTATGCAGGACCCCAAGATTGCAGCGCTTATAGGGCAAAACCCCAATGCGCAGTCGATGCAGGCCGCTATGCAGGCGCATATAGCGGAACACTTGGCGTTTGAATACCGCAAGCAGATCGAAGAACAGGCCGGTGTGCCGCTGCCTCCGCCTGATGCGGCTATGGATGAAGATACCGAGGTGGCCATATCCCGCCTCGCAGCGGCTGCCTCAGGGCAGTTGCTCCAGAAGAACCAAGCTGAAGCTCAGCAGCAGCAGAACCAGCAGATGGCCCAAGACCCCATCGTGCAGATGCAGATGCAGGAGCTTGAGATCAAGAAGGGCGAACTCGACCTCAAAAAGCAGAAGCTACAGGTGGAAGCTGCGGAGAAGAACGACCGGCTTGAGCTTGAGAAGGAGCGTATCGAAGCTCAGAAAGAAATCGCTGGCCTGCAGGTCGGCGCAAAAATTGCGACGGACAAGAACAACTTGGACGCCAAACAAGAGGCTGAGGGTTTGAGGATTGGTGTCGAGCTAGCGCGCGACAGCATGAACCGGACTCAGCAACCAAAGGAAGCCGCTCCGGCTTCTCCTACAACCAAGAAGGAAGATAAATGAGTAACCTACTCCAGTATCTCTCAAAAAAGATACAAGACGAGTTGAAAATCATTGAGACGGACATGGCGATGGGTAACGCAGGTGATTACGGGGACTACAAGTACGCTTGTGGCATCTACCGTGGGCTTCTCGTAGCTAACAATATCCTCATGGAAACCGCCGAACGTATGGAGGCGGAAGATGAGTGAGATCATTGGTATCGAGAAACCCGCACTAGTTGGCCTCGACGGCCAACCTATCCCGAAGATCGAGGCGGACTCCGAAATTCCCCTCGAAGAGCGTCCCAAACAGCTTCCTGACCCGTCTGGATACCGCATCCTGTGTGCCGTTCCGGAAGTCGAAAAAGTCACTGAGGGTGGCATTCTCAAGGCGGACATCACGCTCCACCACGAGGAATTGCTCACGGTGGTCCTGTTCGTCATGAAAGTGGGTCCGGACGCCTATAAGGACGAGACGCGGTTCCCGAGTGGTCCGTGGTGCAAGGAGGGTGACTTCATCCTCGTACGCACGCATGCAGGCACCCGCGTCAAAATCCATGGGCGTGAGTTCCGTATCATTAACGATGATGCTGTCGAAGCGGTGGTCGAAGACCCTCGCGGCATTAAGCGCGCATAGAGCCTAGGAGGCACAAATGACTGAAGATAATGACGACTTCCAGTGGGAAGTCGAAGACGCCGAGATTGAGGTAGAAGACGATACTCCGGAGGCCGACCGAGGCCGAGAGCCGATGCCCAAGGAGATTGTCGACGAACTCGAAGCTGATGAGCTTGAGGACTATTCCGAGAAGGTAAAGCTCCGTCTGAAGCAGATGAAGAAGGTCTGGCATGACGAGCGCCGCGAGAAGGAACGCGAGGCCCGTGAAAAGGCCGAGGCCCTTGCTGCCGCGCAGCGCCTGCTCGAAGAGAACCGCAAGCTGAAGAGCACCCTGTCCGAAGGTGAGCAGACACTTGTCGGTAGCTTCAAGCAGAATGCCGAGTTTGAGCTTGAGAAAGCCAAGCGCGAGTACCGCGATGCTTACGAAGCGGGTGACACTGATCGCGTTCTAGACGCACAGGAGAAGCTAAATCTAGCCCAGTACAAGTTGCAGCAGCTTGCTGGTTATAGACCTACTTTACAAGGGGTAGAAGAAGAGGTACAAATACCTCAACAGCAGGTCCAAATTCCGCGACCAGACCAGAAAACGCTTGCGTGGCAAGAGCGCAATACGTGGTGGGGTACTGACCCGGAAATGACGGCATCTGCTCTAGGGCTTCACCAGAAGCTCGAACGCGAACGTGGCCCGCAATATGTGGGTTCCGACGAATATTGGAGCGCTATCGACACAACGATGCGCCGTCGTTTTCCTGAGTATTTCGGGGATTCTGAACCTGATGGCAGTGCCACGAAACCCACTGCACGCACGAACAAACCAGCCGTTGTCGCCCCAGCGTCCCGTAGCACAGCCTCCAAAAAGATTGTGTTGAGACAGTCCCAATTGGCAATCGCCAAGAAGTTGGGTCTAACCCCCGAGCAGTATGCCCGGGAACTTGCGAAGGAGATGTAAAAATGGCTGAGAATCGTACCGCGCGTGATGTGCAAACCCGTGAACTGTCTGAACGCCCTAAGTCTTGGCAACCAGCTTCGACGCTGCCCGAGCCTGATAGGGAAGATGGTTATTCGTACCGTTGGGTGCGCGTATCCACATTAGGTCAGAATGACGCCCGTAATATCTCATCGGCTTTCCGTGAGGGCTGGGAACCTGTTCGCATCGAAGAACAGCCTAAGTTCCGAGGCATCACTGATCCAGATAGCCGGTTCAAGGATAACGTAGAAGTCGCAGGACTGTTGCTGTGCAAGATTCCGTCTGAGTTTATGGATCAACGCCGCGAATATTTCGAGCGTATGACCCAAGCCCAGAGTGAGTCCGTGGACAACAACTTCATGCGAGAGAATGACGCTAGGATGCCGCTCTTTAAGGAACGGAATACCAAAACGTCGTTTGGCTCAGGCAGATAAACTAGGAGTTCTCAAATGCCATATCCCACTGTTGATGGCCCTTACGGCCTTATCCCGGTTAATCTGATCGGTGGGCAGGTTTTTGCTAGCGCTGCTCGTTCGATCCCGATTGCTACCAACTCGTCGACCGCCATTTTCTTTGGTGACGTCGTTCGACTGGCTGCAACCGGTACGCTCGAGAAAGACGTTGGTACGAACGTTGCTACCCCGATTGGTGTTTTCCTTGGTTGCACCTACACCGATCCGGTGTTTGGTAAGACCTTCCGCCAGTTCTACCCCGGTACCACGAACATCACCGACGTCGTTGCTTATGTGCAGGACGATCCGGATGCGCTGTTCAAGGTTGCTGTGGTTTCGGCTGGTGTCACCATCGGTACGATCACTCGTGCTAACGTTGGTGAGAACACTGCACTCGTGCAGAACGCTGGCAGCACCGTTAACGGTGACTCGCGCGTAGCTGTTAGCGCAACCTGCGCTACCACTTCGACGCTGCCGATCCGTATCATCGACGTCGTTCCCGACACTTCGCCTGCTGGTTTCCCCGGTTCGTTTACCGAGGTTATCGTCAAGTGGAATCAGGGTATGCACCCGTACTACAACCCAACTGGCGTATAAGAGGAGTCTAACACATGGCAATTTCACGCGCTCAGCTCCTCAAAGAGCTTCTGCCCGGCCTGAACGCCCTGTTCGGCCTCGAATACGCCCGCTATGGCGAAGAGCACAAAGAGATTTTCGAAACGGAAACCTCGGAACGTTCGTTCGAAGAAGAAACCAAGCTGTCGGGCTTCTCGGCTGCTCCGGTTAAGAACGAAGGCTCGGCCATCGCATACGACAACGGTCAGGAAGTCTACACGGCTCGCTATACCCATGAAACGATTGCCCTCGGGTTCTCGCTCACGGAAGAAGCCATCGAAGACAACCTGTATGACAGCCTCTCGGCTCGTTATACCAAGGCTCTTGCCCGCGCCATGTCGTACACCAAGCAGACCAAGGCTGCTGCGGTCCTCAACAACGGTTTCAGCGCTTCCTATCCGGGTGGCGATGGTCAGCCGCTGTTCTCGACTGCTCACCCGCTGGTTTCGGGTGGCGTCAACAGCAACCGTCCTACGGTTCAGGCCGACTTGAATGAAACGTCGCTCGAAGCGGCTGTCATTCAGATCGCTGCTTGGCAGGACGAGCGTGGCCTGCTGATCGCAGCTAAGCCGCGCAAGCTGATTGTTCCGCCCGCGCTGATGTTCGTTGCAACCCGCCTCCTTGAGACGGAACTGCGTGTCGGCACCGCTGACAACGACATCAACGCTCTCAAGAACAACGGCTCGGTTCCGGAAGGTTACACCGTTAACCACTTCCTGACCGATACCAACGCTTGGTTCCTGACCACCGACGTGCCTAATGGTATGAAGCACTTTGTCCGTACTCCGATGAGCACGGGCATGGATGGTGACTTCGACACCGGTAACGTCCGCTATAAGGCTCGTGAGCGTTATAGCTTCGGCTGGTCCGATCCGCTCGGCGTGTTCGGTAGCGCCGGTTCTACCTAAGGACCGAGGGGGAAGAGGGAAACCTCTTCCCCTTTTTATTTGTAGGTGATATACCTACGCAACTAGGGTTTTGCTCATACCGACCGACCTAGCGGACTTAGTAGAGACGGTATGAGATTGTGCTACTACACGGAGTCATCAAATGGCTAACACTACTTTTTCAGGTCCCGTACGCTCTATCGGCGGCTTTCAGACGATCACCGTCAACGCCACGACTGGCGCAGTTGCGACCTCGGCTACCTTTGGTACGGCTACTTCGGTAACATCGCTTACCGCTTCGGCCATTACATCGACCGCTACAATAGTTGCATCCGGGACCATTACGGCTCGTAACGGTGTAGCTTTGACCGCAGGTGGTGCACCGGGTTTCATCGCAACCAGCGCGGCCAACAGCATGGGTATTTATTTCGGCTCGGGTGTTCCGACCGTTACAGCAGCAAAGGGTTCGCTATACCTTCGCAGCGATGGTACCACGACCAACGACCGCGCATACATCAACACTGATGGTGCGACCACTTGGACGGCTCTGACCACCGTTGCCTAATAATTAGCGCCCTGTAACATAGGTGGCAGATGCAGAACGAAAAAGGTTATGATTTAACCGGACGCAGCGTATTTATTGCGCTTCCGGCGTACGACTTTAAGGTATCCTTGAAGCTGGCGGTTTCGCTTGCTCGTTTTGCCCAAGCTGCTCCGCAGCACGGGATCGACATCCAGATTGGTAGCATTTGCGGCTGCTCTGTTGTCTCCCGTGCGCGGAACCTGCTTGCGCAGGACATGCTGGATTCCGACTGTACGGACCTCATGTTCATCGACTCTGACATCAACTTTGAGCCTGATGACATTTTTCGGCTCATGGCATGGACCACTGATCCCAAGAAGGGGATCGTTGCAGGTGTGCCGCGCACGCGCAGCACTGCTAAGGTATATATCGCCACCCTCGACTACGACGAAAATGAAGAGCTTACGATGAACGCCATGGGCCTTGTCCGTGCCCAGCGCGTAGCCACAGCCTTTATGATGGTCCGTCGAGACGTGTTCGAGACTCTGGATGCCGCTCACCCTGAGTGGCGCTACTACGACGAACGCACGAAGCGCACTGTGCCGTGCATGTTCGATTTCATGAAAACCGATGAGGGGTATATCGGGGAGGATTTCCTCTTCTGTGACCGGGTCCGCGAACATGGGTTCGAGGTCTGGATCGACCCTACCATTAAACTTGGGCACATGGGTGTGCAGGAATATGAAGGCCATTTCGGCCCTGACGTCTTGTAT